AAAAAAGGTGTATGGACGAAAAAGAAAAGAAAGGCCCCCTTCAAAAACTGAAGGAGAACATTACTGATAAGGAAGAGCAACTAGCTTTTATATCTGTAATCGTGAGACTTAGTGTTGTTGCTTGGAGTGGCTTCATAGTATCCCTTAACTACATTACGCTTCCTGGTTACAGTAACGAACCAAAGGATATAACTTTTCCAGCTTCTTTATTGACAGGTGCGTTAGCTAGTTTTGGATTGGAAGGTGCTAAAAAACGTGGAGATGGTACTTTTAAACCAGATGAAAAGCCACTAAACAAGAAAGAAGTAGAAGCGTTACTAGCGTCACAGTCAGGATCGTATCAAACAGTTAGAATAGAAACACCAATCAAAATTATTGGTGCGGAAATTGTTGATCCTAAAAAATGAAAAAGTTTTTACCCTTGCTTTTACTAGCATTTCCAACAGCTAGTTTTGCAGACATCACACATTCAATCCAATCAGTAGCAAGCGTATCTACATTAGGTGCTTCTTCTACTTCAGAAAGGATTGCAGCATCTATTAGTGTTGCTGGCACAAACGTAACTCCTAAAGCAAATACAGTAGCTGGTCAAATCGGTTCTCTTGATTTAGCTGATAATGGAATTGCTAGTGGTGTTCCAACTATTGACTACGACACTAGCTTCAACATCGTAAATACAGGAGATGCGTTCTCTGTCAGTGAATCCTATATTGCAGCAGATGCCGTTCCAAGTTTATTATCTGCCACAGTAACGAATGGAGCCGTCCCATCACTTCCTCTTCTTGGTAAGAACACAGTAATTGCAGGTGGTGATCCTGGTTCTGTAGCTATCACAATGGATAGTGGTGGTGCGTTCACTGTTAACCTAGCTGATATGGGTGCTGGTACAACAGCTACGCTACAAACCAGTATTACTCTTGGCTTGGATTAATGAAATGGTTATTGCTTTTGTTCATCGCTTTTTATAGTTCAGATGCAAAAGCTACAACTCCAAGGTTTGCTGCCAACCAAATGCAATCAACAAGTAAAAGTATCAGTACAATTAACGAAACTATCGTCACTGAAAACTATAGGACAGGCTATAGCTACAGTGTTTCTGGTACAAATATCCAAGTTAAAGATGGTTCTGTCATATCACCTGATGCAACATATACAACAAGTCAAAGTACAGGTAAAGTTAGTTTTCAATGGGTAACACCAGATCTACCAACCAAACCCCAATGGGAAATGGTTCCAAATTCTTCAGACTTCTCAATAATGGAAAACTTTTTAGCACCAGGGCTAGACGCAGTTTCCATAATAACCAGAAATCAAACTATAGAAACTGTGCAAGATTCTGTCACGCTATTTCAGTAGCTTTATTATTTTCAAGTCCTACATATGCTAGTACGACCATAAGTTCTCCGAGCAGTTCAAGTCAAGGAACAGTGGTCAATCAAGGATTTCAGACGATTCAAGGAAACTTTCCAACTCATAGATTTTCAAATGGAATACAATGTCAGTTACCAACATTGGCTTTCACTCCTTTTATTACTAAAGGGGAAGGGTACGATACCCCCAGAATTAATAAATCACGAACCAATATATATGACACTACAACGGATAGTGATACAGGTCAGTTGCTTAATCCAGGGAGTATTTTATATGTTGCAGAACAGGAAAGAATAGATCAAACAAACCATAACTTATCTTATGGAGCGACTTTAAGTTTTCAAATTCCTTTAGGTAAAAGTTTTAACAAAGAATGTTTGAAGGCTGCACAGGCTCATAGAAAAACACAGGAGTTTATGTTGGAGGCCAAGCGTCTTGAGGTAAATCTTAATCGTCTAAAGGTATGTGCGACTATGTTAAAAGAAGGTATTAAATTTGTGGGAGATGACGCTATATCTTGCCGTAATGTTGTATTAACCACGATTCCAAACCAAGTATTACCACATGCTCATAAGCTTAAGGTTAATTAGATTTTTCTTTTTTCTTTGTCAGCTTTTTAATGACATTTTTTACTAGGGGTTTTACAAGCTGGAGAATAACAGGTGTAGTCGCAGCCACACTAGCAATAACAGCAGTAGAAACAACAACACTAGCCGTTGGTATGTATTGATCAACAAACGGTACTTTTTCCCAGATTGCGTCACAAGAACCCTCCAACAGCCCACGCTCATATTTTACCAGCCTTTCCAATCTAAGCTCATTACGCCAATCCCCAGGTCTGTATGGTGGACTTTTTGGTGGGCATGGTGATAATTCTTGTTCTTCCTCCTTTTCTTCTCCCTGTGACATGAACACACCTTTAAGTGGGATGCCTTCTGTATACCTAGAAGAACCTTCAGTTTCTATAGTGTCATTGGGATCATAGGCAATAGATCTAAATTTCTGCCTTTCTGCTTTTGGTGCGGTTGTTTTATCTTCTTCTACTGGAGTCGTAGTTGTTATCGGCCCCTGTGGACAGGTTGCATATTGCTTACGGTTATAAAATACAATAGTTGGATTCTGAGTTATCTTTAAATCTCGATTAACAAGATCACAGGCAGGTTGTAAACCTGTAAGAACATTATCACTAACAAAAGGTACAGAAGGAATATCTACAGTCGGTATCGTTATCTTCGGTACTTTAATCGTAGGCATTAACAGTCGTTAAAGTCAGAGGCCATATCTGCTCCTATCTTACCGCCTTCTCTTCTTGCTGTATTTGTAGCAAAACCACTTAAGAACCAACCAACGATAGGAACATTAGATAACGATGTTACAAGTCCTGTTCCTGTAGCTACTGACGTTCCAATAAGTTGTCCTGTAGATTCTCCTTTAGCTTTTTCTTTTATACAGGCTATTTGTTTTGCTGTTAACTTACCATTATTTACAACGGTTATATCTTTTTCTCCAGCTACTCTTTGAGTTTCTTTAGTAGATAAAGCTTTACTAGCACCTAGAAACCCTGCTGGTTTTTTACTGGTCTCCATTGAAGCAATAATCTTTGGATCGTGCATACGATGTCTGATTCTATAACCTTGCGTATCAGCTTCAATCTCGTATGTAGAATATTTACTAACAGGCAGATCAAACATGGGTAAGCGAGGTTTTGTAGCTAATAAATTTATTGCATAAAACTGAGAAGATACAAAAGCAGTACCAAGTCCTACTGCTACTCCTTTAAAAATAATATTAGTATTCATACAGGTCTAAAATTTAGGTAAAGACGTTGCAGGTAAAGATGGCCCTGTCATCTCTGGTAAACCTTGATCTAGTACTTTAGGCATAAGACCTGATACGTTACCCATAACTTCTTTCATCAGTTTAGATTTAAACTGTTCTGAAGTTACATACTTATAACCAAAGTACCCTCCACCAATAACAGAAGTTACCATTAGGAATGAAAGAATACTCAAAACTTGACAGATGCGGTTTAGCATTTCTTTAAAATTTTTAATGTTACTAGTTATTATAGGTGTAACTCCCCTGTACGTCACATTGGGGATTATTACAAGACAAATGACTGAAACTAAGTAACTAACTTGTTACGATGGTATTTAGTCTTACAAGCATTAGAACAATACTTTCTTCGTTGTTCTGTGGTAGAAAATACCTTACCACAACATCTACATTGTTTTTCTATTACTTGGCAGTGGACTTTTTTACAGTTTCTTCCTCTGCTCTATCAGCTAAAATTGCATTAATAGCAATGGCTCTGTTCTGACAGTTCTTTTGAACTTGTACAGCTTCTTCGTAATTCTTTTGTAACGTCTTAAGTTCTTCTTGAAGTTCTTCTGTTGTTTGGCGAGCCATAAATTAATACTTTGTTTTACCTAGCGTAACAGCAGCATCTTGAGCAGTAAAGTTTTCTGATGTCCAAATGCTAGTAGTACCATCTTCTTTTTTATATGCCTTGATGATTTCAAGATGTTCTACGTTTCTTTTGACAGTATCTTTCTGTTCATCTGTCAGAGATGATAATGCAGCAAGAGTATTGATAAGAGTTACGCTATCTCCAGCATTAGTAAAGATTGTAGCGATTTCATCTGTGGTACGTTCAGCCATAAATCAATGGTTTATTTTTTTTATAGTGTAACAGCAGCCTAAAATCTTAGCTAGGTTCCGTAGGCCAAGTAATATTATATGGATCTGACTGTGTTGTAATATCACGCAAAGCTTGTCTATAAGTCTTCCAAGCATCAGACAAGGTAAGATCACTACTAGCTCTCCAATCAGTATCTTTTAATTTAGTATTTCTTTGGTTCCTTATATTTTCCCATGCAGTATTTTTTAAAGCTGTTTGTTCTTCCGTTGTTGTAGATTCTACCTTTACTGTATAAGCCTTCCCACTTTCAAGGTAAGCATCTACAGTAGATAACTTTTGTGTTGGTGTTGTGAAGCTAAGAGTTTCTACAAGTTCAACTACGTTGTTTGCTGTTAAAAAGTCTGAGTTAGGGCCAGCAGTAGTAAAACTTGTGCTTGGAAATAGTTGCTGGATCGTACCAGTGCTTTTAACAGTAGTGCCATCAATGATTGCGTATTTCATAATTACAAATCAATATATAAACATATTAGCTTATTTAATAGTCAGTTCCACCGACATGATAATTTTTATGTACTGTCCACGATTGTCCAGCTGCATTTCCCTCATAAACAAGAGAATGGTCTTCTATATCAGTAAAACCACTTGTATAAGCTCCACTTGCACTTGCAATGTAATTCACATTACTAGAAGTAGTCCTACCATGTATGCCTACTAAAATTTCAACTAATTGATTTCCTCCAAATAATGAAGGGTCGAAAAATGTTATTTCCCATACTATGCCAGGGGAACCGAGTGTTCCTGAAGTCGATGAATTACCCTCAAATCTAATGCGAATATAATGTTGTGCTGATGTATTACTATTATTTTGCTTAGAATAAAGTCTTTGATAAGAATTATCCGCAGCACCTACAAAAATTTTAGGATAACTAGGATTAGTTGCACTAAGATTAGAATACTGGTTAGAACCTTGACCGAAAGTTGCATAGGAATTTGATCCAATGTAAACACTAGAATATTGTGTACCTGCTAGATAAAATCCTAATCCACTTGGAAAATTAATTTGAGTAGAATGATCATCACTAGTTTGGTCATGAACAACAGACCAGCCGTTATATTGTCCTGAAAAAGAACTGTAAAGTGAACTAGTACTATTACCATTTCCAACACGACCTTCTGTTGGAGCTTTATCGCCACTTTCAATAGAATATCCACTTACTGCACCAGCAGCAGCACGAAGTCTGTGCGATAATATCATGAAAGATCTCCTACTGTCGCTCCATATAATTGACTGCCAACTTTAAATAATTCTATTGCTGTAACATCAGTATTACTTAAAGTAGGGGCAGAACCGCCATTCCACTTAATAGTAGGCCAAGTTAATGTGTAATTATTTGAAGCACTTGTTTGAACTAATAAAAGTATTGATTGACCAGTAGTTAAACTATCAGTTGCAGTTCTATGATCACTAATTGTCCAAGTCTGTACCATTCCATTATCAGGATCTAAAGCAACAGAAGAAGCGTCAGTAATAGCAAATATAGTTTCATTTATTGCACCTGGAAGATCAATAGTTCCGTTATCGTCAATCTCAAAACCATCAAGGCCAGGTATTCTAAACTTGGTTATATTTAAATCACCTAAAGTTATTTCATCGCTTACTGTGTTACTACTAGGTGCTGACTCATAACCAATACATATAATATTTTCACTAGTAGTAGCATTCATAGCTGCCTTGTAGCCAATTAGTGTATTTTCCATTCCTGTTGTAATAGAATATCCAGCAGCACGACCTATCGTAGTATTTTCACGACCTGTCGTGACATCTTTAATACTTTCATATCCAACAGCAGTATTGTTTATACCCTCTGTTAAATTTATACCAACCTGTGCCCCAATCAGGGTATTGAAATCGGCAGTAGTAATAGCAGTTCCAGCATTATATCCAATTAAGGTATTGTAAGTTGCATCAGTACCAGTGAAGCTATCGCCAGCGTTAGTACCTCCGACTGTGTTGTATTGAGAATCAGAACTTAAACCTCCACCACCAGACGCAGCAGCCCAAGTCAAACCTCCAGTATCACCTGATTGAGCCGTTAATACATAACCATTAGTAGGTGTATTACTTACTTTTAAATTTGCTTCATCAACTACGTTATCGGCAATAGTTAAAGCAGTACTACCTGTAACTTCTCCCGTATGTGTAGCATTACTTACTAGACCATCAAGTTTTGTATGATCTGCGTCAGTAAATACATTACTGTCAGATGCTGCTTCAACAGCAGTTCTAACTTCTGCATTAGATAATTGTGTGTTGGTATCTGTAGGTGTTGCGAAACTTAAACCACCATTAGAGTCTGTCTTTAAGAAAGCACCATTTACAATACTGGATGGCAAAGTTAACGTATAGTTTTGTGCTGCACTATGAGGTGGTGATTTTATCTTTACACCATGAGAATCGCTAGAACACCTAAGTTCTAGTGTTCCATCAACAGTATTAGTACTATCACCTTTAATTCTGACTACACCAAACTCACCGTTTGGATTAAGAACAATATTACCGTTAGCTGTGCTTGTAGTAATCTCACGAGCTTGAACATCTAAATTACCACCTAACTGAGGAGAGCTGTCTTCTACAACATTAGATATACCTGATCCTCCACCTCCTCCAGAAGACGCAATAGTGATAGTGTCATTAGCATCATTAGTTGTAATAGTGACGTTACTACCAGCAGCTAAATTCAAAGTATCTGTTGTACTATCAGCAACTACATTTGATTGACCTGAAACTGCAATAGTAGTAAAAGCATTTTGGTTTGCTTCACCACTACCACCACCTGACTCAGCAGCCCATTCAAGACCTGTTGTAGTACTACTATTAGCTTTTAATACATAACCATTTGTACCAACAGATAAGGCTGAAGGATCACCTGAACCATCACCTACTAATAATTCACCTTTTACATCAAGGTCACTATTCATTACTGCACCAGCAGCATTTACATTAGTGGCATCGGTTACATCAGCACTAGCTTCTACACCTGATAGTTTTGTTTTCTCTGCGTCTGTAAATGCGTTTGTATCTGAATTTGCTTCATATGCAGTTTTTATCTCTGCGTTAGTTTGATCTGCTGTAGCATTATTTTCTACAGCATTTAACTTAGTCTTTTCTGCATCAGTAAAGGCATTAGTATCAGAGTTTGCTTCATAAGCTGTTTTTATTTCTGCATTAGTTTGATCAGCCGTAGCACTAGCTTCTATTCCGTCTAGTTTTGTATGATCAGCATCAGTAAAAACGTTACTATCACTAGCATTATTAACTAAAGTTCTTATTTCACTAGCACTTTGATCTGCGGTTGCTGAAGCTTCTATACCATCTAACTTACTTTTATCACTGGCAGACATAGAACCTGCTGCACTGGTTGTAGCTGCTGAAATACTTATAGCTGGAGTTTTACCACCAGATGAACTTATTGGTGAGGAACCTGTTACTGAACTAACATTATTACCTGCACCACTATCAACAATCTCTTGCATACTAAATAAGATCTGATCACTTTGATTATCAAGATCTACTTCTGTAAGAACACTACCGTCATTAAAATCTACTGCTTTAGAACTGACATTAGTATTTCTTTGAAACTTAATAGCAACAAAATTACTAGGTTCATTACCACTGGTAAAAGTTATCTGTGTGGCACTGGTAAATGTGTAATGAGTACCGAGAGTTTTTGCGGCACCACCGACAGTGACATCTACTTCAGCTTCTGATAGATAGGAAAAGGAGACATTGAAAGGTCCAGCAGAACCGTTACCAGTGTGGTCTGTAAAAGAATTGACAGTGTTAGTAGCCATGATTAGAGAGTCTGAAGGGCTTCAATCGGATTATTAGGACTAATTATTTTCATTCTATCTCTTTTTCTTTCTTCTTTTCTTATTTTATTTTGTAATATTACTTGTTGATCATATTTTGCTTTCATCTTTTGTATTTTTTCATCTGGTAAATTTAAAAATCTTTCTTTAGCCCTTGCTTTATATTCTCTAATAATATTTCCTAATTGCTTAAGAACATATTTTCTAGAATCATCAGACGCTGCAACACTTGCTTCTTGGTTTGTATTAGTTATGTTTAAACCTCTAGCAATTCTTATTTCGGCTTGCATACTTGGTTTATTAATTTCTTTTAGTAAAGCATCGTATAATCTAAGATTTCCTTTCTTTTCACTTGCAGTCATATAAATTAATTGTGCGTATTGTTTCTTATCTAAGGGTATTTCGCCATTTAAAAATGATGCTTTAGGAGCTTCAAAACTAGCTTCCATATCAGCTAAGACACTTAAGACAGGATCGTTAATTGTTTGTGTATCAGTTGACCATCCATCTAGTAAAACATTCCAATTATCTGGGCCAAAGCCTACAGGATATTCAACATATTGACCTGTAATCCAATTTTGAATTGCGGGTAAATCATTATTCCATCCTGGTACAGTTGCTGCTAATTCATTTAAATACCTGCGTACAATGACCATAGGTCCTGTAGCATCTCCTGGCCTTACTTTTTTATCTAAAATTACTCTTTCACCATTAGGACCTCTTGGACCTATGTCAAACTCATTTCCTAAAACCGATACAGAATCAAAAGTTTTTTTAGCATCTCGACCACCTGCTGATAAAGGATTTGTTAAAGCTGCTAATCTTCTAGCAATCCAAGTTGATAAACCTTGTTCATTGTTGAATAAATTAGCTAGTTCTGTAAGACCTTGTAAATATGTTTTGTCTTTAAAATTTCTTGCTATTGCTACTCCTGACACTTCAATAAAGTCTCCCCACTCTCCACTTGGTATCTGTCCAGCTATTTCTGCCATATCAGCAGACATTGATAAATATGATGCCCAAGGATCTAATCTTTTATAGCTAACGTATCTGTATTTAAGATTGCCATCTGCTCCCCTTACCAAAGTGGTATCTTGATCAATTTTAATTGTCTCATTGGCTTTACCTTTCTTAGCAACATTTTCATATTCACCAGGTTTTACTAAAAATCTAAAACTATAAGGTTGCCAACCTGTAGCTTTTTTTTGATTTAATAAATTGAAATCTTTGGGACCACCACCTGTAATAGCTATAGGTGCATTAGGAACATTAACTGCTGCTGCTGTTGAAAGACCAGCTAACCACATTGTTCCACCAACTCTAGATTCCCCAATAGCTCTTGCTCTTACAGATGGATCAGTGCTTCTTATTGCATCCATGTGTTCTTTCATATATCTATTTACACCTGGTGTTCTTTTAAAGGTGCTTTTTAGAATATTTAAAGGAGTTCTTACAAATGGAAAAAAGATTCTTAATGAAGGATGTTTGCTTACAAGTGATTGAAAATCACCACTTAAAGTGCCTTTACCAAGGTTGTTAGTAAAAGTTGTTTCTGCTGCAAATTGTTTTGCACGTTCATATAAATCTAAAATTTCTTTTGAATAAATACCGTCTTTACTCTGTTGGTTAACAATTTTGACTACACCATCAAACTGCTCTTTCATAAAATCTTTTAAAGCATCACCAGTAAGTCCTTGCCTTGTTCCCTTTTCCCAAGCATCAGCCATAGCAAAGGCTCTAAAGTTTATTTGTTTAAAAAACTCATCTTCTGCTAAAAGAAATCTACTTGGGATGCGATATAAAGTACCTACTCCATTAATTAATTTAGCAACAGGTCCTTTGCCTGTAGATCTTATTGCAAATCTTTCCACATCAGAAACCATCGCACCAGCATCAAGAATATTATCTTCTGCTCTTAATGAAGCTACTGCCATTTTTAAAGAATCAAATGAAGAAGTAACCATATAAATAAGTTCTCTACCTGCTCTCATTCTTGATATAGAGTCTTCTGCTCCTAAAGCTAATTCAACAGGTCTTGCTAGCGTATTTAATGCTGTTGAAAGCATATTGACTTGGTGAGTTATTGGACTAGATAAAATAGAGTTTATAAATATTTCATTTGTTATTTTTAAGAAACGAGTACCACCTCCTTCATTTATTAAAGTTTTAAGAGCATTTGGATTTTGTGATGCTATTTGTATTTTTCTAACTAAAGTTCTTAACTGTTTAGTGTCACCATCATCAGCAATTTTTAGTATGTCATCTATATTAAATTCACTTAATGGATCTGCATAAAGATCATCAGGAGTCGCTCGAAGATTTTGTGCTTGATCTAAAAACTTCTCTTCTGGTGTTCTTCCAAATAAAGATTGTATATCTGTAGCTTTGTCACCAACATTAGCTGGTACTTTATTAGCAGCTAAACTTTGACCTAGTATATTTTTAGTTGTTCTATGAATATTAATAAGACCATCAAAGATTTTTAAATTACTAGCAAATTCTTGTTTAATTTCGTCATAGCGTACACGATTACCAGTAGCCATTGTCTGATCTAATTGTTTTGCTAGATCTCCAACATTCGTAAGACTTTCATGTACTAAATCATTCATTGCAATAATCATTGCTGGCAAATCTTCTTTTCCACCAGGACCAAAATTATTTACAAATCTTTCTAAACCAAGAACGGTATCCTGTGGCAGTTGTCTTCTTGCTGCTTGTGCCATATTTGCAAACGATCTTTTTTCTGGAAACTGACCTTTTTGTTTGTATTTTTCTAAACGTGATAAAAGAAGTTCTTTCAAATCATCATTTGTATTAATTGTTCTTACGTTATAAGTTTGATCAACAGGTACACCTTGCCCTGTAGGGGGTATTCCTTTCAAGGATTCACCAGTGGCTTGTGATGTGCCTTTAGGTACACCTTGAGGTTCTATATCTTCTAATAGTTTTTTAGATCCAAGCATTTGATCTATTTCTTGAACATCACTTAAAGTGACTTGCTCATAATCTTTTAAAGCTTTTTGCATCCTTGCTTTACTGCCTGGATTATTTCTCATTTCTAAAACTTTATCTATAAAGGTATCTAGTAGAGATGACCCTTTATCTGTTGTTGTTTTAGCAACATCTTTAACTGCACCTGCTGCTCCTTTTGCTACACCCCCTACAAGTCCTACCCCTTTTTCAACAACTTTTCCTTGAATACCACCTGCACCAACAGCTTTTAACCTTGCTATATGGACACTTACTTCTTCATCAGGAGCAGAAAAAACATTTAAAAGTGGTTTTAGAAAAGTAGGTGCATGATTTGCTGCAATATTAAATAAGTTTTTTTCGTATGGATCTGTTAAAAATCCATCAACTATTGCACCAGCAGCGTACCCTCTTGCAGCTAATGGCAAGAACTTTAATCCTTTGAATATTGCTCCACCAGGTAATATATATTGACCAACCATGTGTGGTACTTCATATCTCCAATCACCTTCATCTGAATCAATTTTTAAACCTGCTGTTTTTAAGTTTATAAGGTCTTCATTATCATATGGATTACCAGCAAACGAATCATAAATATCATCAAAGACTTCAACTCCTTCATTGACTGCTGTTATTCCACCACCAACAAGTCCTCTTACAACTTTACTGGCAGAGGTTTCTTTTATTTTGCGATCAATTTTTTTGCGTTTTGTTCTAGCTTCTTCTTTACGAAGTTGATTATCTGATTGAAATCGCTCAAGTGGTGATTGTGTCATTAGGTGTCTATGCGAGGACCTTGATTAAATAATACATAAATAACTCGTCTAAGGTCTTGCTCTGTTCTTCCTTTTATAGGTTTTGCATTAATAAGTTGCTCTTTCGTAACTCCCTTTACTCCAACAAATTGATCTTTTCTAAGAATTTCATCAATAATATCTTTCTCATAACTGCCCATTCCTGGCATTAGACGTAAACCTAATCTTGCTCTGGCAACTCTTGCTAATACAGAACTCATTACACCTATCATGTCTTGTTCACTTGTTGGTATAGCTTCAGTCATCACCATCTGTGCAATAGCTAATTTATCTTGACTACTCTTTAAAGAGGTATCTGTAACTAATTGTTTGTAAATATTTTTCATTTCTGCAATAACTTCTGGAGGGGATGAATCTGCGTATGTATGACTAAATCCATCTTTTTTAATTGTAGTAATAAAAGCTGGATCTTTAGCTAAATTATCTCCTCTTTTACCACTACCAAAAGATACTGCTCCATTAAACATATCTATAGTTTTATTTATTCTTTCAATACCAGGAGTTTCTTGAGTATTAACATCAGACATTTGTTGAAAACCTTGATTAGGATTAGGAATTACATTGGGTCGTGCAGGGGTATCTTGATTAGTTGTAGTGCTACTTTCTTGATTCGTATTTGTAGCATCTGTGTTGTTAATAGATTTGTCAACAGTACCTATTAGTCTTTGAACTTCATCACCTGAAACTCCTGATTGTTCAGAAATTTGTTCTATTGTTGCTTCTGTTTTTATGCCTGTTTCAATTCTTTTTTTTATTCTTAAAAGTCTTTGTTTTGTTGTACTATCTCTCAGTTTTTGAATATTAACATCTAAACCTGGACCTTCCGCACTTCCTAAAAAGTCAACTGCTCGTTGTTGTGCTTCTTTCTTTACTTCTAATTCTTTTCTTACAATTTCCTCATCTGTTGGTGTTGCTGGTTGACCGTTTCTTTCAAAACTAAAAAACCAATCAAACATTGTATTCTGAATATAATTATCAATATCAACTTTTGCTATATCGGCTTCTTGACTAAATAGACCAGTATCGACATCATCAAGAAGATCATCCGATGCTTTTGTAATTCTTGCAATTGATTGTCTGATGGGATTAGCAGAACCATTAATATTTCTATTAATTGCAGTTGTTAGTTTTACTAATTCGTTTTTATCTTTTTGAGTTTTTAAAGTTCCGTTATACCAAGCTCTAGCTGCTTCTGCTGCTGCTAAAGGGTTTTCAAATTCATCTCTTGTAATACTTAAATAAATATCAGCTAACTCTTGATTAGAGTTGGATTGAGTTTCTAATGCAAATTCATTAAGATCTTTTATAACTCCTGGATTTTTTAATTTAAACTCACGAAATTGTTCTGCTGTTGTCTCAGGATTTAATAGTAAATCTCTACCTTCTTCTAAAGATGCTTGTAACTTTTCTGCTTCAATTCTTTTGTTTTTTGCTCTAGTAAAAGTATCTAGTTCAAATAATAAATCTGCTCTCATATTAAGAAAGTTTTTATTGCTACCTAAAGTTCTTGTTCCATTAGGACCAGAAGGAAAATATTCAATTATTTCATCTATAAATTTTTGGGCTTCTTGATCTCCCTCGTCACTTGTAAACCCTATAATACGAGCCACTTGTTTTATATCATCAAGTAGAAGATCTTGTACTTCCGTATAATTTTTACCTTTAAGTAATTTGCGTACATTGGTTATATAGTTACTAGCTGTTAACTTTGCTTCGTCTTTATAACCGAGGCTCCATTGTGTATATACTTGTTGAACAACTTCTGTTGCTTTACCTTGTAAATCTTCAATGTTGTAAAGACTGTTTTCTTTTTGATGATGTGCAAACCAAGCATCACTTGCTTTTTGTAGTTGAGGAAAGAAAAACTCAGCAGCATAATATTCATCTACATCAAGATTTGAGATAGCTTGATTTAATTTTTCTTGTTGGTAATTTATTATTTTTGGATCAGAAGAAGAAAAAGTTCTTAAAGGTTTACCGTCTATAGTATCTATGTTGTAAGAAGATAATAAATCACTTAAAGCATCACTACCTGCAAGACTTGCTCTTGTTTTTTGAGCAGCGTCTTTATACCAAATACTTCTTCCAGCAAATTCTTTAGCAGCTTCATCTCCATCGTTTTTTCTAACACTATCAACAATTGCACCAAATTCTTCTGCTGTATCTGAAACATTCTCTGGTGTTAATGCTTTTTTATATTCATCAATAACACCTTGTGAAGCTTCTTTTTTTGCAATTCCTTGTATTTTCTGTCCAATAAACTTCTGAAGATTAGGATTAACTATTGCTAAAGCTTCAGCTAAAGACTCAATACCAGTTTTAGGTTGAACACTGGGAGGTCGTACAAAAGTATCTACAGGTCTTGCAGATGATTGAAAAGCTGTACTTTGAAAACTAGATGTCATAATGCTGCAAGTTGACCGTAAGTGGATAAGCCTTGAGAAGCTACATTAAGTAGTACCGACCCTAGAGAAGGGATCTGGTTATAGGCTTGGTTAATATTACTTGTTAGTTGATTACGTCTATTATCTCTCTGTGCTGTCAATCCATCTACATTTCTACCGTATTGTCTGCTTGCTGATTCAAGTGCTTGGTTTATAGATTCTCTAAAGTTTGCTGTTTGTCGTTCCTGATCTGCTAATAACAAATCAACAGTAAGACCTGATCTACCTGATGCTTTTATAGCTCCTTTTGCTTGTAATCCTCTTATGGTTGCTGCTTGTTTTTCTTGTGCTTGTGATGCTCTTGATTCCTTTAACTGTGCTGCTAACCCTTCTTGTTGTGCAGCAAAAGCTTGTTCTGCTGATCTGTTTGCTATTAATGAAGATTGATATTGTTGTTCTGCTGCTGCCTGTGCTGCAGATCTCTGTGCAAGACCACTAACTAAATTAAGACCAAGAGATGCTGCAAACAGTGGACCTGCACTACCTAATGCTCCTATTGCTGCAATACACATCTATGCGATCCTCAGAAATTCGTAGAATGGTTTACCCTGCATACCGTAATGTTCGTGATATTGAATAAAAGTAAACCCAAGAGCTTTCAACCACTTGATAGCAGAATCATTCTCTGCATAT